ATAAGTCCAGCGCCAATAGCACTCGCAGCAATAGCGGCAGGCTTCACTTTTCTAGGAACGCCACTTACATGTTTTAGTCTGGCCGCGCTTGAAGCAACCGCAGTAGTTGCACGATTCACATCTCCAACAAGCCTAGGACGCGTCAGCTTCATTGCAGCATAAGCGCTGCGATTAGCATTATGCGCAGCCGCGGCTTCCTTTGCAGCTTTGAAGCGCATGTCTTTAGGACGCACGTACTCACGAATCTTCACACCAACATCGTGTGCCTTGCGATTGTGGGCGTTTAACGCCTCACGCGAACCCAACAAAGATTGCCAATCTTTAGTCGCCTGCCCTTCAGCGCGACGCACACCAGTTTTTTGAGAGTGATACGCACCATAACCAGCAGCGCCCAGAACACCACCACCAACGACACCAGCCATAGGCGGACGGTCCTTTTTACGAGGCTCAATAGGATTACGCCCAATTTCGGCATTCATGCCCCAACGAGATTGTGAAATAGTCACAACACACCCGCCTCACGTTGAACCTTATTGCGGTGAGCGCCCAAAGCAGCCAAACCGACACCAGTAGCAGCAATGCCCAATCCAGCACGACGCAATGCCGCCTGCCTTGGTTTGACATTGTTCAATGCGTTTTGCCATACGCGCTTAGACGCTGCACCCGAGGCAATTTGTTGCGCCGAACTAGCGCGAACACGCATTTTGTTTCTAATGCCATGCACATCAGGGGATTTCATGCGAGCGCGAGCGTCAGCCATTTTTTGATCAAATCCGGAAATCTTTGATGCGTAAGTTTTTGGCAATTTGTGAGCGCGAACAAATTGATACCCGCCAACGCCAGCAAGACCAGCTCCTACGCCAATTTGGCGATTTCCAGCCATAGGCATGTCAAGGTCATCCGACTTGGAAACATTGCGGCCAACATCGGAATTGCCGCCATAACGATTTGCGCTCATAGCGGAAACTCTAACAGAACACGCCACTTTCCAACACCAAAATTGTTAGCAACTGTTGTGCTAGTCACGCCTGGCGCAGACCCGGCAGTAAACGGAAACGTTACGATTGTCGTGTTGTTATCTGAATAACTAGCCGCGATACCACCGCCAATAGAAGTACCTGCAGGTTTTGTTGAATCTAAAAAATGAGTGACTTGTAACGTAGACGGCAACAAATTCGTGTTAATGTTGTGCGTGACAGTCCATGTAATTACATAATTGTTGGTTGAGCCTTGTTTCGTTGCAAGAAAAACAGAAGGCGCCGTAGTGCTTGCGACAATCGAGTTAGTTGTCATGTAAACCCTGTTACCGCGCAAAGAAACCCCCGAAGCTGGCCAAGTGTTGGCGGCTTTAGGACCATAAAGCAAATAACCAGCGGTGTCCAAAAAATAATCCCCATTAACACCTTGGTTAGTTGGCTGGCCTGTTCCGCTAAGCACCGTATTGCCTTGAGGTCCAGTAGGTCCAACAAGAGACGTGCCACTTGGCCAAACGCCACCAGCTTTAGGACCGAAAACCGTCATAGGCGCGGTTGTACAAATGTAAAAATCACCATTTGCCCCAAGAGAATTACTAGGCGGAGTTGTTGATCCATAACGAATTGTATTTCCGTTAGTGCCGTTGGTCACAGAAAAAGACGTGCTAGTGCCGTTTGTGTAGTTGATTGTGTATGTGTCAGTTGCACCAGCTTGACCAGGGCTTCCAGGTGCCGTGATACTAGAGATGCCGTTTCCTGTCAAACCAGTGTTGCCAATGCTTCCTTGCGGTCCAACAAGATTGACGCCAGTTCCTGGCCAAGAACCAGAAGATTTAGGGCCATACAACGTGTTGTTGTCAGTCCTGATGTAAAAGTCGCCATTTGCACCCAAAGACAAACTAGGTGCCCCGCTACCACTGAGTATGGTGTTTCCATTAGCGCCAGTATCGCCACGCGGAATAGTGAAATCCAATCTAGCAGCACCTGAAGTGCCGGAATTACTAACAGAAGCCGAACTACCTGCAAGACCAGTGCTAGTTGAATTAACAACAATAGTCGCGGCTGCCCCTGTTGGACCTTGTGGGCCAATCAAAGAAACACCAACAGGCCACGTGCCAGAAACTTTAGGTCCAAACATCGTATTCGTTGTGATGTTTATGTAAAAATCCCCGTCAACACCGGTACTGGACACAGGGTTAGTAGTGCCATAACGCACCGTATTGCCAGCAGCACCCGTATCTCCTTTAGCGCCTGTGCTCCCCGGAATACCTTGCAACCCTTGAGAGCCGTTTGCGCCTGCAGCACCAGTATCACCTTTAGGCAACACCAAGTTGAGTATTTGATATGGAGCATTGCCAGTTAAAGAAGCTGAGGCGGTTGCCCCAGTAGCAACAGTTCCGATAGAAAGAGCGTAATTAGCCCCCGCAACAGAATTTGATGTAGAACCACCGGAATCAACAACAACAATATGGTTCGTAGTCTCAACTGTGATATTTGGCGAGTTATCCACAACTGTGACGCTGTCATCTGTCGTGATGACAGAAACATTCGTCACTTAGTCACCTCAGGCGTGACAGTGAACTTACCTTCGAGCAAGCGGGTGACAATTGGCGTGGCGTCTCCAGAAACCATTTCAAGATCGTATCGCCACACGCCAGAAGGCAAAATGCTAGTTGCGCTGTCTGAAATAAACACGACAATCGTTCCCGCTGTGCCACCCAATGTAATCCCGCTACTTGAAGTAAGACTTACAAGCAAATCAGAACCAGCATAACCCTTGCGCACTTGCATACGCGCTGTGTAATTTGTGAGATTCTGCGATTGCCCGTCAATTTTCCACGTAAACGTTTTAGTAAATGTAGCCCCAGCCGGGCAAACTAAATCCAGTACGCCTGGCTTCATACGTCATACCTTTGCAAGCGGAATTGCCGTGACGTTAATCGTACCGGAGCCAATCACATACAATTTCTCCCCGGATGGCACATCAATAACGGCTTTATCAAGCGTTGTGGGTGAAGCTGCGTTGTACAGCGTGAAACCCGAGTTTGTCCCACTTGATGCGATATTAGAAGCGCCAAAATAAGCAGTGCCCGCATTAGATAGCGTGATGTACAAGCGCTGGTTCTTAAGCCCGTCAACGCTGATTTGCTGCGCCGTACCATTTACCGAAGTCTGCTTGTTAACAATAGCCATCAGTCGCTCCCATTGTCGTGGCCACAATTGACACAAAACCCAGTACGATCACACTGTGCCTTGCACATAGAGCAGCGCTTTTTCACCTTTACAGCCTTGGACAGCTCGACCAAATCCATCTTCACCCTCCTAGCAGAGTGACATCATAACCGACAACAAATCAGAAAAAGGTTCCCATAGAGTCATCAATCGCTTTTCTATTCGACACATCTTTTGACTTTACCCGCTTAAGACGCCTATCGTCATGAAAACCGGCAGCATTAGACCTGCGACGCTCTCTATCCGCCTTCACACGAGTTTTGTTAGCGCTTTTGTAAATCTCAGAAGGCGTTTTTCTACCCACGCGAAATCACAACCAAAACACCCCAACTCCCTCTGAATCATCCACAACGCGAACGTTACCAACAGTAGTAGCCGGGGCTGTGTTTACTGGCGTGTTGAGTTCCTCGAATTTCTGAGAACCACGCGAATCTTTCTGAACACCTTGCCCGGCAGTAGGAGGAGTGCCGCGCTCAGCAGCACGATGGCAAATGGCAAAAGCAGCAACATCGTCAGGAAGATGGCTATTCCATTTTCCAGGGCCGAATATGTCATCGACAGTTGCGCCTTTGTGGGAGTCATACGCTGGCGTGTTGCGCGGCAAAATGTATTTGCCTTGTTCGACAGCCGTGATGTATTCAGTGAGCAGTGTCGTCCTATCACGACCTACCATCACCACCTTAATAGTTCTCTCATCAACAAGATCATGCACCACATTACCTAGACCTGTTGCATCATGTGCAGCAAGGGCTTGATATTCGTTGACCACTCTATTGAAACCAGCAATCATTTCTGGCCAAGGTTTTCTGTTGAAACGCCGCAGATACACAGTTCTACGCGGAAAACAATCAATTCTTTGGATAACAATGACCGTTTTGTCGTTTTCTTTAGCCCAATCTGCACCAGCAGCGTACGTTCCAAGAGCGTCAGGACGCTCAAAAACCCATTCATCGTCATTTCCTGAATGCCTCTCGTCAGCAACATCTAGGTTTTTGAACGCCAACTGAAGCTTCTCCAAGTCAAAAGCACGAGATCCACCAGCGGGCTCACCCAGGTCATACTCAACCCGAAACATTTCAGCCGGAACGCTTTTTCGTTTGCGCTCCATAAAATCTGGGTCCATCCAGCCGTGTGGTTGTAATTGTTCTCTCCAGCACCATGTGTATACCGGCAAACCTGCGACCTGCGCTCTATTGAGAATTGTCGAAAATGTCCCAATTGGATTCTGCCAAGTACTTGAAGCAACAACCATTTCAGGGACAACTACGCCTCTTACATTTGGTTTCGCCATGGCCTGACCCATAGCAGCCTCATAGATTTTGAGTTCCATCTCATCAATCTCATCCAAAAGAGTCATTTGGGGGTGAGGACCACGAACAGTCTTTTGAGAGGCAGGAAGAGGTCTGATCCAGTTTCCACCGGAGAACAAGATTTCTGTTTGAATCATTTGAGACACAGCTTGCCTTGGAGCATTTGGGTAAAGAAGCAGATTTTCTACATGCTCGTGAACGTTCTGTGATTGGGCCATAGAGCCACCCAAAAGGGTGACGTTAATTTCAAGTAAGGCTGCCTTGTGCAAAGCCAGCAGAGCTAGCATGTAGGACTTCCCAGTGCCACGTGAGCCATACCACAAAGCCCAGTTGGAGCCGTTACCGAAATAAGCATCGGCAAAAGCATCAAAAGGCGCAACATGACCTTCGCATACTTTGACACGGGGAAGCTCAACACCCCATAGTGCTTTCAAACTCCACCACAATTCCTCTTTGTTTACTGGAGGGCGTGTGAGAGATATGGCCTGCTGTGTGCTCACTTATACCTTCTTCTGATGTGTGGTGCTGTACAGAGAATGTTATCGGGTAACACGAATAGCCCCTTGGCGTTTTGCTGTTTGCGGTTTACCGCCGCTTACAGTCACCGTGGGGCTGGGACTAGCTGTTTGCGGAAAGGGTTTACAAGCCCTGTACCGCGTGCTACGCCGTAACTGCCTGCGTACCGCTTTACCGGCGGGTGGTGCGGCAATGACGGGTGTCGTAGCAAAACCGACCCTATCCTAAGATTGAGCCAGAAGTCAAGCAAATGTGTGCTTAACTTTGCCAAGTTTAGTCCTCAGGGTCCTGTAGATTAATTACAATTGAATTCTTAATTCTTTTTGAATCTGTTGTTTCTGTCTTAATCTTGGAGAAGGCTCTTAAAAGCCTTAAAGCCTTTGCGCGTGCCTCACAGGCACGTCACAACAGTAACGGTTTCGTTATGGTTTTGCGATCGTAAAGATGGGTGTATGTTGGCCTAGTGTCCCAGGGTTATGGAGGATGGTTATGTTCAAGGCGTCTGTGAATATCGGCGGCGTTACCGTGTCTATTGAAACTGATGTTCCGTATCCAGATGTTGCTAACGATTTAACAAATCGCGCTGCGGAACTGATGAAACAAACACTTGCAGAGGTTCGTACATCGGGATGGACCCCGTTTGACATTATTGACATGGATGATGACGATGACTGACAACAGTATGCACCACGCTTGGTGCTTGACGTTATGCATTAAAATCTCTAAAATTCGTCTCCTCTGGGGTAGGGGGAAGTCTGTCAAAAAACAGGCAGCATAAACCCGCTCATAATTACCTAGCAGCCCGCCGTTAACATCGGTGGGTTGTTTTGTTTTCACCACACCACCGCGAAAGGACCAACCGCAATGAGCGGAAACACAACCGAACTTGCACCGGAACCTGAAGTACTGCTGATTTCCGCTTTGATTGACTCAGGCAACTACATACCAGAGGCATACGGAGTGACAGACGAGTTTTTTCACAGCGACTTCAATGTGCATAAGTTTTGCAAGAAATACCAAGAAACAACTAACGAAGCGCCTCCTATCGATTTTGTTAGGGCCACCTACACAAATTTTGATTATCAGCCAGGTAT